TACCGGATGCCCATGGCTGTCTAATGACATCCTGTTAACCTTAACTTCGTATTTGTCACTAGTCAGATGATACTGGTCAATTTTCATATCAATCATGATTATTCGTCCTCCGTGATTTCATCTATTTCTACTCTAGGATTTCGTTTATCAACCGCAAATTCATCTTGAAAACCGGTTATGTGCTTGCGATTGTCATTGCCTAGGAGCCCAGCTTTCATAAAGCCGTCCAGCACAAACTTTTTAGCAAACGCGATATTGTCCGCATCTTTTCGGTTGTTCTTTGTGTACCACGTAAATTTAAGCTTGCAAGGCCAACTGAATTCAACTCCGGAATTCCGACTTGCCCGCGCATATACGCTGCACAGGGCTGTATATCGCTTCTTGAGACTAGCTGCGGCGTATCTGTTGGCCCGTTCAGCCTTGATGTACTCATTTAAGCTAGGTAGTTCGCCCTTAATCACGACTTTGCTCATACTTTCGGCACCCGGCTAATATAGTAGCCATTAACGATTCCGTTAGACATACTGGCCTGTCTAATCGAAAATTCTGGGGCGTCAATCCTATTACATAATCGCGCCAGTGTTTGATAGGCGATCACTTCGTCAGGATTGTTATACTTCTCAGCGCGCCAGTAACCGTTATTCAGTGGCAGGCTATATTTGTGGACTAAATCCTTTACCCGATTTAATTCAATTGCCGTACTATCAGCTAGTTCTCTAAGCGTATGTTTGCCATGTTTATGTGCTTGCCGAATGGCTTTGATATCTTCACGCTCTCCCTGCTTCGGATCTTGTTTCATACTGGCTAGGTAGGTCGCATCATCCCATTGCTTAGTTCCAGGCTTCACAAGTCTAACTGGAAATGACCATTCACCAGATTTGTAGTTATGCTGCGTGAGCTTAAACATTTCCGGTTCTGGCCCTATTGCTAGTGGGTGATCGATATCGGGTAGATCAGCGTTAATTACTAGCACCTGTGTTTCAGTCATGCGCTCACCTCCGTTTGCAATCCTTGTCTAGCTTGCTCTAAATCAATAAAATACTCGGCTGGCTTATCCCAACATTGGGTCAAATCAAAATTTAAGCTATCCCGTTGATATTCAGTAATTAAAACCTCGAGTGCAAATATCTTGTACTCATGAGCGCACACCTCATCTTGCGCGCTACCGCCAGCCTTCAGATGTCGCTTCATGCGCTGCTTAGTCCAGTGCAACGCGGCCGGTTCATAGGCATGGTTAGCGGCTAACTTGACTAATTGATTACCCCAATTCATTTAGCTTCCTCCTGACTGTTCATGAACGCTAGGAACGCCTCGTCGCTCATATCGTCCTGCTGGTCATCGCTTGAGTTTGGCTTAGAATCCGCCTGGGAAGCGCCGTTTTGCGCCCACTTTGGAATGATCTCTTTACGGTGCGGCTTCGAATAACCACCCGGTTTATTAGCATTAGCCAACCGTTTATCGTGATCAGCGGTTGCTTGCTTAGCCTGTGCCAATGTCGTAATCTTTCGTTGCTGCCAACCCTTGATCACTGCACGCAAATATTTCAAAGCTCCCCGCGACTGCACATCGTGTTCACCAGCAATTTGAATTGCGTAAGCCACCAATTCAGGTTTAAGCACCGTAAGCCATTCATCAATTTCAGGACGAGCAACCCCGTTCGGAAATCCCCACAGGTTTGTCCAGTCGTTAATGACCTGCTCGCGTGTGACACCCGCGTCATCATCATAAGAGTCAGTATCAGTCAAGTCAGGGTCAGTACTAGTAAGTTCTTTATGTTCTACTGGTTGACCTCCACCTTGCCCAACCGGTTGGCCTACTTCATCTAAACCAGTTGGCCTACTTTTATGACTTGTAGTTGAGTTACTGGTTGGGTAACCAGCTGACCTACTATATAAATTAATAATGCGATATTCAGGTGGTTTCACATTTTTCTTGCCTCTAACGTATTTAATTAGTCCTAGTTGTACTAATGAGTTGCGTGCTTTATCGAGGCCGGGTTCGGATAGTCCTGTAAGACTGAGTAATGCCGAATTTTTCATGCGAAACTGAACATCCAACTTGCCTTCGTCGTTCGCATAGTCTAGTAACTCGCGATACAGATTATTTTGGCCGTTAGAGACACTCGCTTCATACATCTTAAAATTACGGTACGCTCGTCGTTGTTTGAAGTAATCCAAATTCGTCCCTCCTTTACTAATGGGCCTTTCACCCATTCGGTGGATTCAGTCACTGCTGCATTCAAGCCAATTCGAATGTTTATTTCTTATCAAATGCCGCTAGCAACCCTTGTAGCTGACTCTTAGCATCCTCTGCTTGTGCTACTGTTAGATTCTTCCAATCGTCGTCAGTCCCTTTCCAGTCAGGGACAATTTGTTGAATAACCTCATTAGTCACTGATAATGGTGTGCCATTCTTGGTTTGGGTGGCCAGTTCACCAGCAAGGTTAGCAATCTCACTCGTCTGTTTTGAACTAGCAATGATGTTAGTAGGATCAAAATCTTCATGTGCTTTATCGTCAGTTTCAGGCTGTTGCTTGCCAGCTAGTAGTAATTTAGCAGCAGTCTTAAATTCAGGTTTCTTTGCATTCTCAGCTAGCCATTCAATATAGCCACGATTCTCATTCATGACATCTCCCATGCTCTTGCCTTTATTTTTGCCAAAGTTAAGTTTTAAATTAAAGGCTTCATCATAAGTCATAGTTTCGTTATTCTCACGTTGGTTAAAGTTCTGCATATCTTCGACATCTTGCGTGAAGACATTTGATAAACTAGCGATGGTCAGTGTGGCATCAACTTGAGCTCGCTTTTTTGCCATCTTCAATACCGTGTTTTTCATTGAAAAGCCATCACGAGAAATGTACTTACTCTCTTTTGTATTTGCCGACCCTAATCCCTCAGTTAACTGCATACCGCTCTTGTATAGCACGCACTTGACGGTGTAGTCGAAATAACCTGACTCGTAGTCCTCAACTTTATCGATAACGTTATATTCACTGGTTACACCCATCAACATTTGAATTTTCTCAGCTCCGGGCTTCAATAATGTCGGCTTCTGTGTACCAGGGACGACCCCAAAATCTTGACCATCTTTTAGTTGATGTTGAACCATAGTTTGGAAATTAGAGATAGCCTGTAGTTCGCTAGCCATCTTGTTTTGATCAGTACCCATGATTAGGGATAGACTATTCGTTTGATTTTCTGCTTTTGAGATTGCTTCACTCATATCGGTTCCTCCTAGTATTTAAACGTTACCTTCTCAGTTGCCGGTTTTTCAGTAATACCAGCGATAATCTCGCCATCTTCCATGACAAACTTGTCACCAACCATGCGACCAGCTTTTTTTAAATCGACTTTATCAATAGATTCCTTGACCTTGATATATTGGCTCATGCCCTGATTACGAAGTGAGTTTAAAACCATCTTTTCGTCATACGCCAACCCAGCCGGGTTCTTACGAGTTGATACACGGCCATTAGGGGTATCGATTTTGAATTTCTTATCGACTAACCGTTGATCACGTAAATAGTCGGTCAGTAGCCCTTCGAAGTACTCGCGGTTGGCTTGGTTCTTATCAAGCTCCCGGTCGCGCCATGCAATTGCCTGGTCAATATTATTCTTCGCAACCTGGCCAATTTCATCATCATGCGCTTGGATAGCCTTGAGCTTCTTTAACGCCCAGTCAGCTTTCTCCAATGAGTCAATTTTGAAGCCTTCGTTTTCACGTTCTGTCACCGTTCTAAGTTCTTCTTTTAACATTGCATCCATGATTGAAATCCTCCTACTTTAATATCCAGCAATGACGCCACTTTCAATCAGCTCTTCCTCAGTAGGCTCGTCATCACGCCAGCCTTCCACAGCTTCTTCTTGGTCAATTAACCAGCTATCGTAACCGTTCATTTCGCCCACCTCCGTGTCAAACGTTGTCTTAGTGACAGTTTCGGAGTACAATAGAACTCGAAAATAAAATTAGTAAGCGTCTTTGCTGCACGGGTACTCCCAATACTCGAGCAGCTTTTTTCGTACTCAAATTTAGGCTTTAGCGATACTTTGCGTACTTCCAATTCGTTCAACCTCCTTAAATTTGTCAAAAAGATTATTCAATTCTTCAATTGTGATTTGCTTGTAAAGCACGTTTCCAATCCGGAATGTAAATTTCATTGCCTTCATCTCCTTAAATTCCAAACCAGCTAGCAACTTCATGACGCTTGAACCACAATGCAGTTAACGCGCAGCCTACTAATGCTCCTTCAATCATTGCGATACCTCCTTACGCTCGTATTTGGTTGTCAGACATCCAATTTTCTAAAGCTTTTTGTGAAAATGAATCTTTTGTCCCCTTCTTGAAATGTGGGAATCCAGGCTGATAGTAATAAAAATCTTTTAATGTATCTACACTGCATCCAAGCATACTAGCAGCTTGCTGTTGGTTTAATCCCTGATCCGGTGTGTAATACTTCTTCACCAGCACTTCCAGTTGTGGCATGATTCTATCGGCTACCGCAACAGCTACAGCATTAATAAACTCAGCGTCATCATTTTGCATTGAGATCATCATCTCTATCATTCCTTCCTATGTTTAACAACACCATCTTTAAACCACTTTTTCATGCGCTGCTTAAGCTGATCTTGCATAGACAAATCAAAGCCACGACACACGTATGCGATTAGGTTTAACAAGTAAAGCACTGCATCAAAACACTCAGCGACTAATTTCTTTGGATCATCAAAGTCATTTGGCTTCAAATCCTCTTTGGGTATCGTTAGTTCATCAAGTGAATCCTGAATAGCTGCTAGTGCTTGGCTTAACTCCGGCATGGTTTTAACAGCCATCGCCAGCGGTTCCTTCATAATTCGGTCGCCATCAATCACCGGTGTCGTAACACCGACAAATCGATGTGCCAGCTCAATTGCAAAGAATTGATTTTGATTAGGTAACGCTGCTAGAAATGCTGGTACTGATTCTATGCGAATGCGGGCCTGATCATGCCTTTGTTTGTAAATCAACGTTACCGAGTAGCCTACCTTGCCGCTCAAATTAATAGGCGTTATGCTGTTATGATTAATAGCATCAGTAAGCATACTGCCTGCAAACACTGAGCTAGACTGTGTTGACATTCCATCACCACCTTTCAGTTTTATGGGTTTAACCTGAATCAAAAACGCCGGATAATATAATTAAGAATTAATCATTTCATAGAACTCATTTCGGTCCCCGTCGTGAATCATGCCTATCAGTTCTTGAAGCTCGTCTTCCGACATCCAGAATGTCTTAGCATTGATTAAATTAGGTGAGACCGCTGGGAGCAGTTCGATGATTGAATCGACAAGTTCACGTTTATGATTTCTAATTGCTTGCATGTTGTTGCCTCCGTTCTTTGAAAAATTAATAGTTTTATTTGCTCCTTATGCGATAATTGACATAAGGGGGTGATATTTATGACTGATAAAGAAATTGCACTTGAATTGACCAAAGCGTACCTAAACCATAAAAATACTCAAATTGAGGCTAAGCATACACACACAGATATGGATGTAGAATATGTTAAAGACGCATATAAGGGGTTTTATGACATTGTGTCTAAAGTTGATGCAAAGTAATTGATGGTCAAATCAACATCATATTTCTTTTGAAGAGTTGCTATTTGCGGTAGCAACTCTTTTACTTGCTCCAAATTTTGCATTTCTGCTTCAACTTTTAGAACTGGCTTATCTTGTGTCATTTTGCCGCCTCCTTTGGCTTTGTATAACTTTTGTCAACATTAGGAATAAAAAAAATATCCGTCACTTCAACTCCTAGCTTGTCAGCAATCTTTTTTGCTGTCCTTTTACCAACTGGTTTCTTCCCATTGATAATTGAAGACATATAACTAGGGCCAATGTTAACACGGCTTGACAATGATTTCTGAGTATATCCATGCCATGCCAATAAAACATCGATTTTCTTTTTGCCAACTACATATAGTTGAACCATCCGATTACCTCCTTTCTTAACTTACATTTATATAATACCATCCGTAAAACTTTTGTCAACGATTTTTATATAAAAGTTTTACAAATCATTTAAGTATTTTTGACTTTTGTTATACTAAAATCATTAGGAGGACTGATATGAATGGATCCAATAACACCGGAAAAGTTCGGGAACTCATTGAAAGAGATTCGTCTGCGGAAACATTTTTCATTGCGACAAGTCTCACAACAATCTAAAACCGATAGTAAACCTGCAATTTCACCATCTTATTGGTCACTTGTTGAACGTGGAGAAAGGAACATACCTAAAGTAGATACTTTGGTTCGCATGGCTAAAGGGCTGAGAATTACGCGAGAAGAAATTCTTAATCTTGCTGGCCTATCTTCTGCAAACAACAGCATAAACAGTGAATCCTCTGATAATAAAAAACATTACTACGATCTAACAGAAAAAGATAAAAAAAGCATCGATAAGGAACTTGAAGATATGATGAACGGGCTAGATTCCAAACATTCTTTATCATTTTTCCAAAATGGACAAGAGCTATCCGATCAGGACAAAGAACTGCTCAAAGCGTCCATGCGCCAAACATTAGAATTATCCAAACAATTAGCAAAAAGGAAGTTCACTCCCAAAAAGTATCGTAATGGAGAGGAATAATAGGAGCTGGTTATATGGAACGGTGGATTGAAGAAGATATTGACCATTTAACCAACAAGTTTGGGATTCAAAGTGCTTTTGATTTGGCGTGTGACTTGGGTATTAACGTGCAATTCAATAACCTTGGCAACAATATTTACGGCTACAATAACAACTCACATCGAATCCCAATGATTGTCATTAACAACACAATTGATGAACGAACTCAAGATGGTGTTTGCTATCATGAAATTTTTCATATACGACATCACAAAGGATTTAATACGCAGTTTTTTGCGGTAAATACGACAAGCTTTCTATCCGATGGTAATGAAACTGAGGCTAATAAGTTTATGCTGGTTATGTTGAAAGAGGAATATGGTTGGAGCAAGCAAGAAGATGTATTAGACTTCTTAGATTTTTTCAAGCTACCACATGAGCTGGCTTCGCTGATCTAAAAGCGCTGACCAGATAGGAAGTCATTAAAAGCTAGGGGGTTAGAATTTAATAATCATGGGGATTTCTATTTGGGGAAATATTAATCTGGAGGAGTTTCAATTGAAAAAATTTTTAACACTAAATATTGCGGTACTAACTGTCCTAACTTTAACTGCTTGCGGAAGTAACCGTAATAACACTTCCAATAACCAGCCAAGCAGTTCCACTATTACAAAGAAAAATATGAGCGATGAACAAGCCAAATTGGAATATACAAAATCTGCAGAACAATTGGCCCCTGTATTTCAATCTATTACAGATAGTAATTTAACATTAAATGATAATGTTAGATTAACTGCTAGAAATGCTGATAAGCAGATTACAATCTACAATAATAAATTAGTTAAATATAAACAAAATGCCAATTATAAAGTTATCAAAAATTTCAATGATTCAATAGCTACCTACTTAGGTGACATAGAAGGAAAAACTGTTTCGAGTTCGTACAACACAGACATCAAAAAAGTCAGCAATACTAATAAAGCTGCTTATTCTAAACTTGGGATATCCTACAACAAAAAATTGTCTGAGGCTGGGAATGCAATGAACGCTAAAATATCACAATTACCCGGCGTTTCTGGCAAAACAATTCGAACTACCAATTATACAATCACAATTACTTCGACAGAAACCACACCACATTTTGAGGGTGGAACCGACTTGATTGTCTACTATACATTCAAAAATACTTCTAAGAATAAAAATATTGAACCAACTGAATCACTTATCGAGGGTGCTCATTTTACTCAAGAAAGTAAAACGTCAATCAATGACTTGGACCTCGGTAATCCTTCAAAGGACTCTGATGAATGGAGCTCGCTTGAAAAAGCTGCGTCACAAAAAGTTAAACCAGGTGCCGAAGTAAAGTGTATGGGGAGCTATGAATTGGACAATAATGAATATCCTGTCAAAATCCAAGCTACTGATCCAGATAACAATGATGCCAAACTGGGTACAATAACTTTAGATCTGCCAAATAACTAACACTTCTCGGTCGCTACCGAATGGAACACAGATAATCTGAATGCTAAGTATTAACTATAAGGGAAGTGCATAAATTGGATGACAATGAACGCGAAGCTTTAGCAATTATGAAAAAAGCATATCAAGATGAAATCGCTTATATTATGGGTGTGAATAATACTGATTTCTCAAGATTTTATTGGGCAAATAAACGACGTTTGAAAATGTATTTCATTAAAATCTTCGATTCTTCATCTATCAAAATATCCGAAAAATATATTTTTTTTGCTACAAAAGATACATCAGACAGTATAGAAATACTTGATTTTGAAAAAGAAACACACACTTTTGAATTTGAAAATATTTCCCATAATAATCAAAAGGTTCTTAATTATCTGGTTTCGAACAAATTTCTTTCAAAAGACATAATACCTAAGATAGTACCAGAATCTATTAATATTACTTTTTTCGTTAAGAACTTCGATATACTCACTCAAAGTAGCGTTCTATCAAATTGTTTAAAGAAATTTGCTGATGCGGAATATAAAAAAACTCATGACCAGTTAATCACTCAAAATAAGATTGAAAAGTTTCCATTAACTCAAACAAAACTATTTGTAGACACTTATCATTTTGATCAAATGCTATCAACACTGAATGATAATCAATTTACAGATGAATTCAATCAATGCTTATTTGCATATCAAAATCAAAAATGGTTTCTTTGCGCTGCTGGCCTAGGAAGCTGTCTGGAACACTTGATGCTCTTAACTTTGAGTAATTATCACAAGGAAACGCAATTGGGGAGAAATCCTACGGCCAAAGACTATTTAAAAGCGTTCACCAAAGAACCTATAAAACTAGAATCCAGGCAACAAACATTCATTGATGCTCTCTTTAGATTACGCAATTCAGTAGATCATCACAATAGTGGTATTACTTCTAAAAGAATCTGTGACACGTTGCTCGACGGAATAAGTGATGTTTTCAACGAATACTACATTCCCTCAATCAAAGCTTTCTAAAAGTTTGCCCATGTTGTTTGCATCAATAGCATCTACTGATTTATATGTCACATTCCCGTTCTCATCATAATCATAATATCTGAACTCCTCATCTTGTGGAAGGTTATCCAATTGACGCTCATCCCGATAAAATTCTAACGCTCGAATCAAAAGTTCACGTTGACTTTTTGTCATATCAAACACTTCCCTTCTTGTAGAGATTATACAACATTCAATGAAAACAACAAAAGCCCCTTACTTGAGCTTTCACGCGAGCGTAGTTCAACGGTAGAATGGTTCCTTTAATTCAAATATAGCCTACCTTCCAATGCAGGTTCGACTCCTGCCGCTCGCATTTAAAACTTAATTGGACCTTTAGCTCAGTTGGTTAGAGCAGACGGCTCATAACCGTCCGGTCGTTGGTTCGAGTCCAACAAGGTCCATTCACGCGAGTGTAGTTTAGTGGTAAAACGACAGCCTTCCAAGCTGTAGTCGCGGGTCCGATTCCCGTCACTCGCTTAGTACCCCATTATTGGGGTATATATTTTGAGCTCAAAAGAACATACGTTCAAATAATTCTAATTGGAGGAATGATGAGTATGCCACGACAATGGAAACCTTTAAAACGTCACCCTGGAATCTACGAATATGAAACAAAACGAGGAAAAAAATACGGAATTCGCCGCTCTTATACCGATATTAATCATAAATACCGCACTTGGAGCAAATCTGGTTTTATAACTTGGCGAGATGCTGATATTGAATTAAAAAAATTCGAAGTAACGCTTGGAACTGGGCAAATCACCGCATCAATTTCAGACACAATTACGCTTCAAGCTTACTTTGATAAAGTTATAAAGCGAAATATCGACCTGAAACTTTGGCGACCAGCTACCATTACTCAGAAAAAAAACTACTGGAACAATCAATTAAAGCCTGTTTTCGGTAATCAGAAAATCAATGAAATCACTAGGCAAAGTTACCAAAATTTTATCGATCAAATGATCAAAGATGGTTATGCCAAGAACACTATTATTACAACCAATTCTGTAATGCAAATATTGATGAATGATGCTGCCCGGAATGATGTGATTGTGAAAAACAAGTTGAGTGGTATCTCAATTGATGGTGGTAAATCACCGTCATCAAAAACAATCACTGAAAAACAGTATAACCAGCTCATGGCCGTAGCACCTAGTGTCTTGTCAAAGTACCAATACTGCATGTTAGCCCTGCTAACGCTTGGGGAACGACGTGAAGAGCTTATGGGACTACAATTCAGTTCTTTTAAATTCTCACAATGGAATGACGAAGAAGTTTGCGCAATACAATTTAAGAAGGGGCGTACTAATGCAGAACCAGACGGCGGTGACTTAAAGAATAACTCAAGCTACCGCACAATATATGTACGTGGTGAAATGCTCAATATTTGTCATTACGCCATCACCTATAGCCAAAATATTTACTCAAAGACCCATAGAAACATTAATGATGAAAGTTTTTTATTTGTAAATGAAAAGACAGGTATGCCAATGGGAGTACAGCAAGCAAATAAGGTTTTGAATAAAGTGGGTGAAGCAGCTGGAATTCATATTACCCCTCACATATTCCGGCATTATTTTGCTACCATGGCACTCACCAACGGACAGGTTGCAACTGATGTCATGCACTGGTTAGGCCACTCATCTTTGCAAATGACTCAAAGTTACACTCGGGAAAATGTTCGTGGTGCACTTAATGTCTTTAATGGCATGGCTCCTACTCTACTAGGAGATTCAGATGATGAACACCAAAGTTTGTGA